TTGTTCTTTGTCAATTGCTCATTGATAGCCTCAACACGGCTTTCAAATTGTTTGGCAGCTTTCTCGGTCGCTGCGCTAACCTCTGCACGTTGCTCGGCCAACTTGGCGGAGAGTGCATCTTCAAACTTTTTCAATTCTTCCATTTTAGATATTTTTTATAATGTTTATAAATGAGTCCACCGGCACGCTTATATCTTTTCGCTGCTCTGGCTCCTCATCAGTGGCCTTGGCGCTACTCATCAACTCAACCGCCTGTGCGAGTTGTCTTACTTTTATCAGACAAAGTTCAATCGTCTCATCAGTCACATCAGCGTGTCTAATGAACTTTTCAAAATTACGAATAGTTTCCTTTAATTCTGCAACATCATTTATTGACTTCATATTCACCAAAGGAGTCATTTCATTTGCACCCCAAGCGGTTAAAGAAGAACCTTCAAAAAGCATCACCTCATGAATCTCATTTGCACTATCGTTTTTTTGCTCTCTCAGAGTCCTGAATCCGATGGAATGCTCCTTGATGAGATCAGACTCAACCATCTTAATGAAGTCCACACCAAGCTTATGCTTTCCGATTTGTGAGCGGTAGAATAGTCCATAGTTATCTTCTTTCAGTTCAAGAATCTTCCCCAAAGGCTGAGAAGGGTCGTGATTCATAAGGTGTTTTATTCTGCCCTTTGCTTCCGGACCCCAATCTTGGATTGAACGCTTGAAAGCACCTGGCATCATGATATCACCATCTGAGTCCACATTGCCAAAAGCGGAAAAATATCCTGAAACTATGCCTTGCTTGGCATCAACGTCTTTGATATCCAAAGACTGGAATTTGTAATTGTATATCATACTTTTTTTATTGTCTATTTGGTTAAGTTTCCTAATTGCCCATTCGATTCCGGCATCTCCTCCCCAAGCATCCCACATGATGCCACCGCATCCTTCAGAATATGGGACATCTTTATTTTGCTGGTGTCGTTTGAATGATGCCATCCTTGCTATTGTATCTCGGCTGATACGTTCCTTATTCGCCAATTGCCTTGCTCTTGTCCAGCCTACAGGAGTACCACAATCACTTCCGTTTTCTTCCTTATACTTCAATGCCCTCTTTGCATTATTAGTCGCTGCTTCAGGATAGTCGTTATAGGTTTCTTCTTTTAGCACATTTCCAAATTTTGCCTCCTGAATCAGTTCACCTCTCGCATCAGTATTCTCATTGATGAGTCTTATTTCATCTGGATTGTTATCATAGTGCTTACCAATTCCAAGACGTTTAATGGTTTCCCATTTCATTTTGCCATTTGTGAAATACACTCTTGAATGTGGAATACCAACTTCATCTGCAATCTTGTAAACCTCAGCTGATGCAGATGATTGCCGGCGAGTGACAATGTAGACGGTGTAGCCTTCATCTTTCAGTTGCATTGCTTTCAGTTGCCACTTTCGCTGAGTCAGTGTATCATCAAAGTCAAATGATACCTTTTTAGGGTCAACGGCTTTCTGATGATCCATTTCACCATTATGGTCACCTTCCTGCGCTAAATAGGCTATGTAGGCATCAACGGCATTGGCTCGGCTGGTGTACATACATGGGCCATCTCCCACTCTCCAATTTCCGTTTTCGCATCTTGTTACTGGCATATTATCCGATTTGTGGTGCTGAAAGTTTAGGTTTCATAATCAATCGTCCATTGGCATCCCGTTTGGGAATAAATCCAACGGTGCATCGGCAGTTTATGGTAAATCCTGGAGGACTGCTCAAATCACCTGGCTGCATGGCAACCACCGGCTCACCTTTCTTTCCAGTGGAAGTGAACGGCTCATTGAACGGTTTCACTTGTCCATCCATCTCCTTGTGATCAAACTCATCCCTTGGAATCCGCCTCGTCCTATTATCCCTCGCCGATATCCATTGTTTGTCAACTTCGAACGGATGAGCATTTGCCCCTTGCATGGCTCCGATGTTTGATGCCCTCATCACCTCAGTCCTTACGATTCGCTTCGCCCTCATTTCGGCATAACCTTGGATATCGGGGACGGTGAGAAATCCTTCGATATCGGAATCTTGCATGAACAACTTGGCTATTTCCTTGTATCCATAGCCTTTGATTATGGCATCTTCCACAATCTTCAGCATTCTGTCCTTTGTGGTGGATGTAATCTCAGAAACCAATATAAATCCTTTCTTCATCAGAAAGTTCAGCACATCTTCAGTCCATTGGCGGTTAAATCCGAATGTTTCCCCCTTCTGATTGGCTTCAATCTTGACCGCTCTAAAAACCGCATTGCCAAACATAACGGCTGATTCCTTATACAATTCCTCAAAGACCTTTATCAATTCCTTCTCCCACAAGTCAAGTCCTAACCTTGATTTCGCTGCATCAATCCCAAACTCATCAATATCTTTTCCAAACCTTGCAAATTGCTTCAGAATGGAATCCTTTGTCTTAGCCAAGTACTTTGCATCAAGTTGCTTTCGCATCCTTTCGAACTTCCTCCAGTATTCCTGTCTCTGCCTTGCGTTCATTTAACAACTTGTTTTTGTAGTGTTCCCTGACTGCATCCATCATCCTCCGTTCAATCGCACAATTTCTCTCGGCTTCAGTCCTTGGATACTTTAACATGACCTCACGCCATATTTTGGCTATCATTTGGCATTGTTAAGTCCATAGATACTTGCTCCAAAGGAATCAAACCTTGCGAAACATAAGACGAAGCATAAACGCCTCCCATCTCCTCATAACCCATAGCATGGCGTTTCTCATCAAAAGTCAACCAATCTGCTGCCTTTAACTGACCAACCAGCATCTCCATGTCCTTTTGAAGTTCAGGAAGTGCGGTGATGTCAAAGTCAATATAAACGTTCTCCTTGAACCTTGGAACAAGCCATTTATTCAGATCATCCCTCAACTGCGCACAAAGTGGCATGATGGTGTTCGTCACCAAATCCCTCATGGCATTGTTGTAGTTGTTATAGCTTGATGAGTCAACATCAAACAGAACTACCGGCAAGCCGAATACCCTACACCATTGGTGAAGGTTAAGCTGCATTGCCTTGACCAATTCCATATCCACTGAAGACAAACCAAAGTTCAGGTAATCCCATGGAGTCTGAAATACCCCAATTGAGCCTTTGGTATCTTTGTTGTTAATCCTGTCATTGACCATCCTTTGCACCAAAGATGCCTGTTCTGGTGTCAGAGATGGAATAGAATTGTTCACCGCTCTTGGAACAATCGCACCTTTAGCACCTCCATTGGCAGTCATTGCAGCGGAGGCATCTTGAGCGTTATTGGACATCCTTAGCAGCTTCCATGCCGCACGAAGTGGGGACAATCCACGAAGATGGCCTCTTGTTGTCTCGTTAAAGTCAGGATTCCAACTCTTGAACTGGCATACCTGGTCTTTTGGCAAATCTATGCCGTTGCCAACCATCAGCTTGTATCCAAGTACGTTATAAAGGTCTTTCGGGTCAGGATAGATGTCCAAGAACTGAGTCGGAAGTACGTTCATTTCTACGAACTTACCGCCTTGTATTCCTCCATCGTTTCCATAGATGTCACCCTCACCAGCAAGAATCCGATATCCGAAAAGGTTTTCAAAGAACTGGTCTTGAGCCTGCTGCTTGTTAGGATTCTCTAAAAGCCGAGCAAGTGGAGATTCCATCACCATATTCTCCTCATAGGCATTCTTGCGCTCCATTACGGCTCTTTCAAATGCTCCACGCTGATTGAGGCCCTTGCTTAGTTGCTTATACCTCGCCAAAGATGTCTGAGCCTTGGCTCCTGACTTCATGGAATACACATACCAAGGAATTGATGCGCATTTTCTTGCAAGGAAAGAAACAATGCTATAAACATCCGAATTGCCGAGGTATCCTTCGGTCACATAGGCTTCTTTGGAATATCCTTGCAATATGGCACTGTTTACGCCTTGTATCGTTGGTTGGCTTGCCGGATATGGGTCAAGTCCTTTTTCCCGTCTGAATATGTCAAATATTCCCATTTTATATCATACCCCAGGTCAGCTGAGGTGCGTTTAATTTTGTATAAACACAATAACGCATAGCATCTGCTATGTGATCATTGAACTTTACCGGCTCATCCAATCGCTTACCGTTCTTATCCGTTTTCCACTTATAATTCCGCAATTCCTTGATAAGATTAACGGAACTCTCGGTTACAAACAAAGGTAAAGACTTTATTTTTTGTATGCCGGCAAAAACATCTTTGTTCGATGGCTTGGCATTGTACCCACATCTCACAAGTTCTTCAATCGTTTTCGGCTCGGCAGAGTCGCAGAAGATTTCATCATAGCGTGAAATACCGCTCAAGTTTATCCGCTCTACCAGGTCGTTAGTGGTTAGCTTCGTTTCATACAACACCTCATCAGCGTATAACGCACCATCGTGAAAAACCACCTTAACAAGTGCAGATGGGTTATTAAAACCAAAGTCAAGTCCATAGACAGTCTCCCCTTCAGGAAGTGTTTTGCAAGGTTTCCAATGGGTGTAAATGGTATCGTTCTGATTCCCCTTCTGCCCAAGACCATAAACCAACCAGTAATTCTCATCCGCATCTTTCAGGCGTTCAATCTCCTCAATCAGTTCTTTAGATAGGAATGGATTGTCCTTGTATGTGGTAATATGGAAGTCCGCATCTTCACGAGGTATTACTTTGTCAAAAACCCAATGGTACTCATCTGATGGGTTATAGTCCAGCACAATCTTGTCCTCAGTACGAATTGACAACTGAATCCAAGCTTCAAATGACATTTCGGTGACCTCATTCATGAAGAGGTAAATACGCTTTCTACCACGAATTTTATGAGGCTGATCAACAGAAACGAACTCGATGAGGTTTCCATTGAGGTTGTAGGTTTGTTCTGTCTTGTTATGATTATCCTCAGAGTACAAGTTCATCTTCAGCAGGATTTCGATAAAATCCCTAAGTACAGAACCCTTGATGCTTGGCATTGACTGCCTTACAATGGTTAGGGTTTTGCCTCGCTCCTGGAGGAGTTTGACGATGAACCACAGGATGATATTGTAAGTCTTACCAGAGCGACTACCGCCTTGCATGACGGTGATGCGCTTCTGAGATCCTGCAAGAATCTCGAAAACTTTACTTGTCTGTATTCTGGTTGACGATTTCAACGGTAAAAGCGTTTAATTTGTCACCATCTGCTCCAGTAATTTCTTGGCGTTCAATGTATCCACGTTTCTTTCCTTTGGTCTTTAAGTAGAAAATAGTGGCGGCATCTGAGTGGTTACCGATAGATTTAAACAATTGTGATTCAACGTAATCAAGCGCAAGGTCAGCAATGCCTTCAACCTGGTCTTTGTACTCCGCGTCTTCCTTCAACCAACGATAGTGGGTATCCCTACTGATTCCAACTTGCTTCGCTGCGGTGGAGACAATTCCAAGTGATTTCTCCAGTGCCTCAACCATCGCCTTTTTTTTATGTCCGAAATTGTCTGCCATCAGTTCTCCGTTTCACTTGATTTATAACTCACAATCGCCTCCATGTTATGCGTGAATCCATTCTTGTCCACTTGCTCCCTTTCAAAGATGCGGAACTTTAACCAGCCGTTATTGTCATTTAGAGACGCCATAAAGGCCGTGAAATCATCGCGGTGGATGTTTAGTAACAAGTTACCGTCCTTGTCGGATTTGCGGATATAAAAGCCTTTACGTTGCATATAAACAAAATTAGGATTATTCCAAAAAAGAAGGCTTAAATATTTTGATTTACACCATTTACACCGAAAATGCACTTTTTTGCAGTTTTAGTGTAAAAGCAAACGCAGTGTGGGACTGCATTTGAGCCACTTTTTACACCATTTACACTTCTCACTATATATATATATATTATATATTATTATTATTATATGGATGGTGTAAATGGTGTAAAACTGCACTCAAACCCTTACTGGGACTGCATTACAATTTACACTAAAGTTGCATTTTTTTACACCAAGTGGTGTTTTTTTGGTGTAAATCACTTGATTTCGGTGTTAATTTTGGCAAATTTACCTCTTCCAACCTTATTAAATAAGTCATTAAATGATTTGTTTTTTAGGCTTACTTCAAACTTACGATCTGACAAATTATTCATTTTACATATTTCTTTGGCTTGTTTCGCAGTAAATTCATCAGGAAGGATGTTGTAAAGTTTCTGAAGGTCAGGTGACAATCCAGTTAAAATCTCATTGGATAAGTTCATCAAAATACGAGTGGCATTATTGGCATAATAACGATAAAGTCTGTGTGCATCGTTTACGATTTTAACCGTTATAACAGGATTAATTAGATTATCCATTATTGCCAGTATCTGACAAAGCCTTGGGAAGTATGCGCTCATCTTTGCTTCCGTTCCCATTTCAATGGCCTCGGCTTTGTTTCTTATACGGTTATTTGCCTCCTTGATATTCTCTTGGTAAAGGATGGTATATTGACGTTTTGCATCCTCATTTATATGAATCTTTGTCTTACCGCAATGGTCGTTATTGTATTCATAACCAAGCATATAGAGTGATTCAACTAAAGCAACCCATTCACTGCACATCTCACGTTTTTGGTTAAATGGGTCAGCATCTTCTTTGAGCAAAATATAGTCAGATTCAACCATTAAAAACCTACTTGCGAAACCGCTTTGAAGTCTGTCATCGCTAAAAATAAGTTTCAAGCGTGATGGCTGAGTACCCATCAGAAGGTTCAAATTAAGGTTTGGCACAACCCTGTCAAGGGTCTCATCTGCCCTGATTTGGGTATTACGACCACCGCTAAAAGCAACGGTAAAAAATGAAATGGAATCATTGTTTTTCTTGAATGCGCCTGAATTTAGGATGCCTTCAGCTTCATCCTGGTAAATGCCCATGCCATTCTTCTGATACATAGATTTGCTAGTATAAGCCTCCGTGGTGCCATCTAAAACAATAGGAATATATCTCCTTGGCTTAGGATCATCAAAAGATTCCTTCAGTTTAGATGCCTTCAGTTTTTTTGCATTGTATTTTTTGATTTCTTCATCAAATTTCGCATCCGCCTTTTCCATTACTTCCTGAAGTGGTATTTCACACATAACTTTATATGCTGGTGTTTTTCCAACAGATACAGGAGCAATCATAAGGCAGAAAAGAATGTTTTTGCCATCATTCTTGAAATCTGAATAATATCTTGCCCCGGCAAGGCTGCTGATTGTCCATAGCCCTGCAGTGGCTACAAATTGAGGCGCAAGTGAACGTTGCTCACTAACTTCAATAATTGACTTTGCAATATTTGGAGGAAATACATCTATTGGAAAGTCAGTAGTTTTTTTTTCTTCTGTTATTTCTTCACCTTGTGCAATTAGTATCATTTTGCATATTTCAGCCGTTTTATCCCAATCTCTTTCGTTTTTATAATATATTATAAATGAAGGAGGCAAAGACCATATTTCATATTCTTCCTTATCGTGCCAACTTGGAAATTCAGGCATTGATGCGGTAAAAAGCATCATTCTTTTACTTTTGAAATAAACTTTTGCAGAGTAAATGGCTTCTGACCCTTTCCTCCGATATGCCACAAAAGTATCCGTTTGTTTATATCGGAAATCTTTAACAGGCTCAAGTCCAATCTCATTTAATATATTCTCAAAATTCTCATCTGTTATGTTTCTATCAAAGTTTGAGAGCAGTTCTTGGTATTCCTTTGGATAATTAGCTGCCTTCTTACTTGGGTCATATTTAGGCTTGTATTCATTGAATAACTGACTTGTCTCAATCAAGTATTGATATTCAGCATCAGTTAGGTAATCCACGTCTTCCATTGACTGATGGTAGATGCTATAACCTGGCGTTGGATAGGTATAAATCAGCTTTCTTTTGCAATACACTGCAATGACTTCTGCCCCTTTCTCTGACTTTGCTATTCCCGTTTTATGGGTGAGTCCTTTGTACTTAAACCAAACGTGATAGCCTTTATTTCGGGTTTCTTCAATATAAAACTTGTCATAAACCTCAGGCATTGTATTTAATACAATAGCTTTCCAGTTATTGAATATTTCCTTGTTTTCGGTGTTCTTGATGTCAAAGTCAAGGCAACCATAGTCACCATCAATTCTAATCATCAATCCATTAAATCTATCATCCCAAGGATATAAAGTATCCGAAATTTCCCATCCATTAGGATGCCACGTTGATTTGGTTTCAGGATTCCAAACTACACCAATAGGGAAAAGTCCTAATTCTGCGTATTCATCGAAGTATTGTTTTGTCATGGGAGGATAAAGTTAATGGTTATGGATATTAGAATGACAAGCATGGCAAACTGAAATCAATTCAAATAGTGGTTCTTTAGTCAAGTTCTGATAAGTTAAGTGATGAACTGCTTGTGCTGGTGCAATTAAACAAGCTTGGCATATGTTATTATCTCTTTTTCTAACAAGTATAGTTTTGCGCCTCCATTCTTCAGACTTTATATATGTTTCATATATTGATCTCCATTCAAGTTGTTTTATAACATCTTTTTCTTGTAAGAATTCTCTGACTTTGTGCCAGAATAAATTAGAAACACGGTCGTAGTTTTTTTGATATTCTTCACGTTTTAATTTTGTTAAACGTGGCAATTTTTGATAATCTGTACCCTTTGGAATGTTTTTACCTTGTACTGATTTACAATTCTTACAAGCAGTTCTCCTTACCCATGAGCTATTAGATTGCTCAACCATGATGTGTATTAA